GGCGGTTGCGGTGGAGGAGGCGGCATTCCCCCGGCCATTTGAATTTGCTGTGCGGCAAGTTGGTACTGTTGCATCACGGCTTGGTATTCCATGATGGCTTGAACAGTCACCGGATCGCTAAACAACATTTCCCATTGCCGGTTTTCCATTTTCGCTTTGTTCTCGTCCAACTCAGCATCGTCAAAATAGCTGGACGAAATCGACTGTCCAAGCATACGCGTTACTTTCCGCACGTCGGCGACGCCGGTTTTCGGGTCAACGAACATTCCTGCGCCCCACATCTGGAAGATTTTCGCGTCACGCACCGCGCGGACTTCGGGGAGTGAGGAACCAGGTACCACGTCCACAACCTCATTACCGGACAAATCGGCCCCGGAAAAAGCAAATGCCTCGATTTCGCCGTTTTCTCCGACGATTCGAAGCATTTGCTCCTCGGGAAAATGCTTTTTGACCAAGCGGAGTACCTTTTCGCCCCATTTCTTGATACCTTCTTCATAGCTATGCGCGGCGATGGCGAGTTTGGTTTCGTCCTGTTCGACCAACAGTTGCAATCCACCGTAAGTGTCCACGCCTTTCGGCACGCTGCCTTGGCTGATTTCGTGCGCACCGGAGATGTCCTCCATGTCCGCCTCATCACGTTCCATCGCGTTTTGCCAGCCGTTTCCGGGCTCTGGCCCGTTTTCTCGATTCGGTTTCAGGCCGTTTATCGGTGTATAGTGGACGATACCGCTGATTTCGTCGCTCAATTCGCTTTCGTCCTCGACGGAATTGATCGGCACCATCCATTTGCCGATACCGATTTCCTCCAACATCCGCGCTTCCGCCGTTCGCTTGACATTGTACGACAGTTGCGGCGTCGTTAGGTCTTTTACAATTCCGTCCGCGATGGCGCTACCGGGAACCGGGATCATCGGGAAGAAAATCCACGGGTTTTCGCCAGGATTTTCGTCGTTATCTAAGAGTTGTCCGCCCGCCGTGGTGATCTTGCGCCCGTTCGGATACTTCGCACTCGGCCATTCCCAATACTCGCGCACCATCGCATGGTTGTAGAATTTTTTGCGCGGATCGGCGCTAAGAGATAATTCAAACGATGCGCGGACTTGTATTTCTTCCGGCTCGACTTTCACACCGTATTCGTCGAAAATCTCATCGACATCCTTCGGAAACTCATGCACCACCCACTTGATTTCTTCGATATCCTCAGCTGTCGGGTCAATGTAATACTGCATCTGATCGACGACTTGCGTCACGATTTTTCCGGTTTTCGTCGGTATATCCCTTTCCTCAAGCTCCTCCAGAAGTTCTTCCGCCGCCTCGATCGGAATATCCTCGCCTTTGGTTTTGTCCACAAACACTTTCAGAGCGGGCATCCCGTCCACGAGCATGTGCAGTTTCAGTCGACGGGACTTATGATCCATTCGGTCCTCTTGCCACTGATATTTGAGAAATTTGTACCCGGCGTTTGCTACCTCGATCCGCTCGTCATCGTTGGTGTCGGGTAAAACCTCAATCTGGACGCGGTTTTTCGTTAGTTTGGCAAGCAGCGTCAGGATCAATGGTTTGATCTTGTTATACGTGTACCGCCGCTCGTTCGCGCGTGGTTCCGGCACGTACACCGTCTTTCGGATGTTATCCCATTTGATCCACTGGTCGCCCTTGAAAAACGACCGGTTGATCTGAATTTGCCTGAGTACGCGCCAATTTAGCGCAGATTCCTTTCGCTCATCGACGAGCTTCACCAGTTCGTCTGCTTTCGATGTCGGTTTAGCCACCTACACCGCCGCCTTTCTGCGTCCGCGTCTAGGCGCTTCGTCTGCTTCTGTAACGTCCTCTTTTTCCGTCTGAGGCGCATTCTGTGTCACGGTAATGGTGTACCCTTGCACCTCGACTTTGTGAATCTCAAAAGGGCGAAAATGAAGGTCTGGGAAGCGTTCAGGATCGGTTCCTTGCGCATATGCGTCTTCCTCATCCACCGCCGCGACAAAATGTCGAATATGGCCGAATACAAGTTCGTAAATGTTCAGGTTCAATTATCACACCTCCTTCACGAGATAAACGGATCGTTCTGTTCTTCTTCCTCAGGCGGCTGTTCCAGCTTTTTCTCCTTTATGACTTTGTTTGTGTATTCCGCAAACGTCGGCGCTTGGATGCGGTCGAGCAGGTCTTTGCGCTCGGCTTGACTTTGTTCAAGTAGACGCTCCAAACGCGCCAATTCCTTTTTCCTCTCCCTATTCGCGTCGTACCAATAAAGCAGAAGAAGGATGAAAGAGCCAATATAAATACCGCCAAAGGCTATCAGTAATTGCGTTGTTTCACTCATCCCACGAACACACTTCCTTTCCTGCGTTGTTTCGCGCGTTTATCCAAAATTTCGAGTTGACGCCATGCCATTTCGTCTCGGTTCGGAGTACGTTTCGGCAACGGCTTCGTCGGTGCTGGTCGGCTCATCGCCCAATACCTGAGCGCATCCGGCGTGTGGTCAAGCGGATGTTCCTCGATATCCTCCGGGTATGTCTCATCAAAGATCATAGCCGGGAGCGCTTCGATCAGGTTTCGGCATGTGTTGAATATCTTCAAACGGCTGTTTTTGAATGTTTCCCCCGTGACCGGATCGGTGTCGTCAAACACATGCAGCCATTCGCGGATTCGTTTCCATCCGTTGACGCGCTCTTTAGTCGCCTGGATCATGGGTATGCCGTNTTCCAGGAACACTTCATACGGCGCTTTGCCNTCCGCTTTCCCTTTGTTCCANAANGANGTATCNCCNACGNTNTAGTCGATGCGCTCATTTCCNGTNANNTCANTCACTNTTTGCGCNTGNTCATGGCTAAGNAACTGCGANTTCACAAACTCGCGGTANACATANGCNTTNCCTTCNCGATCCATGGCGATCCACAGGCACACNAANGGNTCATTNTATCCCTCATCCATGGCCCTGTACCGTTTCCAATCGTGCGGAATGTCGAACGGTTCGATGACGTGAATCCTGCGGTTGAACTCGCTGAAAAACTGTCCTTCCAGCGCGTCCCAATCTCCATCAAGAAGCTGTCTGCGCAACTTCTCATCCATCGTCAATAGTTTCGCTTCATAATCCGCGTCAATGTATTGGTTATCACTGAGTTTTGCCGGGATGAAGATGCGTTGCGTTGTGACCGGTTGGCCGTCTTTGAAGATCGGTTCGTCATCGTCGTTAGTTTCTTGTACCGTGTGAACCTGTTCCCACGGCCCAATGTCGATGAATCTTTTCTTCACCCACACATGACCAACGCCGCCGGGGTTTGTGGTCAGCTTCATCTGCGGACGAAATCCCATTTGCAACACTTTTTGATTGCTCGTCCGGTTCCGGCTTTTCAGATACTTGAACTGCGTATAGGAAAAATGTGTCGCCTCGTCCATGTAGATGATTTCAAACTCTTTCCCTTGATAACGATACACGTCATTTTCCTGCTCACAGTATCCAAGCCATATCCGCGAACCGTTGATGAACTCCCATACTTTCTTTTGCTCTTTGTACTTGCACACATCGCGCGGATACCATTCGAGCATCCGCAACAAAATGGACCCTTCCAACTCGGGCAGGGTCCGTCTGAGGATCAATATGTTTATGCCAGGGTATTTACACGCGTTTTTGAATGCATCTCCCACAATGGCAGCGGATTTCCCGCCGCCGGCTGCTCCACCGTATAAAACTTCATCAGCCCAATATTTAGGGTCGGTCGTCGTATAGTGAAACAGTTTTTGTCTCGGTTGCGGCTTGTAGGGGAAGATGATCGTTTTATTCGTCGTCTTCGGCTGTGTCCGGTATGCCAATGTGAATCACCATCCCACCGTTGATGTTTTGAGTGGGATCACCTTGCATAAGTGCTTGCTTGTCGTAAAGTGTGCCGACATACGTCGAAATGTGGGAAAGTGGTATGTCTCGTTTCCCTTCTCGCGCTTCTTTTACCATCTGATTGCCTAGTTCGATAGCATCCCAAATGTTTTCCCATATACGGTCAATGATCTGCTGCTTTTTATCGTTTCGAAGCTTTTCGAACTCATCCGGTTTTTCTTCTTTGATCTTGTGAACTGTCGAAACGGAAACACCAAACTTTTTTGCAGTCTGACTGATATTGTCACACGTGGCTAAGTAGGCTTTGATTTTCTCTTTCAGTTCCGGATCCAACTTCTGCCCCTGCTTAGCCATCGTTTTCACCTCCCAAAATAAAAAGCACCCGAAGGTGCTTATTTGAATCCGTGCAATATTCCTGTTCCTCTAAATGTTGAATCGTCCGTTACAAAAGCTTCACCTTTGTATTCTTTCCCATCTTTGCCGATCATGGTTAAACTCACATTTCCTACACCGCTGATGAATAAATCCATCAGCGTATCTTCTGCATCACTGCATTCGACCATCCAGCTTTTGAGTCCGTTCGATTCTTCTATGATGATTAACGCGCTTGAGAATTTGAGTTCTTCGCCATTTATGAGAATTCGGCTCAGTTCAATATAGTGCATTCCATCCCCTCCTATGTCTATTTTCACACAGGAAGGCTTTTCCTGCAAATCAAAAAAGCCGCACAAAGCGCGACTCTCTTACACAATTTTCGGTTATATCTATCATAGCACACAGTTTGCGGGTTTTGTGCTGAAAAAACTTGATGATGTTCACAAAATTGTCACATTATGTTCGTATTATGTTCGTATTGACATCGTGTTATCGCCGTGATAATATAAAGTCAACAAGGCCGACAGCCGACAAAAGGGCGGCGGGCTGAAAGGGGAAATGCAAAATGGCAAAAGTAAAAGTGATGTATGAAGGTATCGAAGTCGGAACGGTGTTGACAAATCGTAGCCTGACGGTAGATGAAGCGCTTGAACTGATCAATTTTGACGAAGTTGCATTTTGCGAAGCGCACGGTTTTGAGGCAGTCGATCCGGCGGATTTCCGTATCGAGTACGAAACGGAAGCGGAGCCGAAAAAGAGATATTTCGCCGGTGAGTACGTCGGCTTGGACGATGTAACCTACAGCGGATACTACACCGTTGAAGGTGACGTAGTAGTCAGCTTCACGACAGACGACGGCGAAACTTTTGATCCCGTCGGCGCAACGCTCGATGATGTGCTGACTCTCCCCGAACTGGAAGAAGGCGAAGTCGAAGTACAAAAAGCATGAAGCCCGCCACGTTGCAGCGTGACAGGCTTCGGGGAGAGTGACTTCGCAGGCCGCTCTCCCCTCCATCATAACACATTTTGGAGGGAATGAACAATGAACATGGACCAACTACAAAAGATCGCAGAAAAACACGGTGTAAAAACTTCGATCCGCAAGGTATTCGGCGAATACTACGGCCACATTAACGGCGTATCGTTCCGGATCAGCGACACCCGCAATTTTGAGCGGAAATGCGCCGAACTGAAAAACTACCAGCCGCCAGCGCCGATCAACCTGACGGAACGGCTGATTAAGATAGAACAAGCGTATTTTGGAGGGGTTGAACAATGAAATTCACAACCATGCAAAACGGCGTCATTACTAAAGCGTTCAACACATACGACGAGGCCGAATCGTATTTCGGGACGGACGCAATAATCATTCCGATCCTCTCGCTCAATGATTGGGCGAACATGCACAAGGATTACAAAACCGTTATCGATGGAAAACCGCACGTCGTCTACTACGGCAAAAACGGAACGGTCCTCGGGCCGTGTGAAATCGTATACGGTTATCCATATTCCCCCGCCTGACGAGCGCGAAAGCGCCTTTGGGCCCGGTGGCTCCGGGTCGAAACGCCCTCCGGGGCGTCGCGGGAAGCCGCTATCGTACCTATGAGGGATTGGCCGGAAACGGCCAACATTAAACCATAGGAGGATGATTGTCATGAAAAGATGGTATGTTGACCAAACGTTTATCCGGTCCGGACGGGAATACGATCGCGGTTATTATATCCGCGAAGACGGAATTATCGAATGGACTGAGCCGATCACGAACGGCGAAACGCACGAATTTCCGATCAGCGAATGCTATCACACCAACGGTGACCCGATCATGGTCGAAGACGGGGAATTGCTCGGGGAACTCGCAGAATAGCAGGGCTAGGCCCCGTCCTTTCGAGAAGCTTTCGAGAAGGTGGATAACAGTGGCAGAAAAAAAATACGACAAACGCCTCTGCGTTGAAGCCGTTCGGAATTTCATCGAAACATATCAGTCAACAGAACTCGCCTTATATAAGAAATTACGGCTTCGTCCATCCTTCATAACGATTC